AGCAAATACATCACATGCACAAAAATGGGATGTGGGCGGTTTTGCAAATCCTCACTCAGATAATTCTGATTTTGATGGTAATCCAAATGCTTTTGAAATTAATAAATATGTAGCAATTTTATACTTAAATGATAATTATGAAGGAGGAAATTTATATTTCCCAGATCATAATATAGAGTTTAAGCCACCAGCATACTCTCTCATAGTTTTTCCTGGTGGTGTAGAAAATATACATGGTGTAAGTGAAATTACTAAAGGAACCAGATATACTATGGTTTCCTTTTGGGACTTTGAAGAGGCAGAATACTCAGATGAGAGACAGCTAGAATGGGAAGATGAAATTAAGAAAGTTAGAGAATTTCAGGCAAAACAAAAAGAAGAGTGGTCGAAAGGTAATAAATTTGCATAATGAATAAAAAACCAACTATATTTGCTGAAAAAATATTTTATTTTGAAAATGTTATTAAAAATACCGAAAATATCATATATTTAATTGAAGAAACAAATGACTCGCTTAGAGAGAACGATTTAATTTCTAGCTGGAAGCCATGGCATGCAAGTAATGGAGAGCATTTTTTTGGCATGAAAAAAAGCACTAATCCAGATGCTATAAATAATGCAAATGAAACTATAAAAATGTTATATTTTTTATTAGATAAAACCATGAACGAGTATGCCGAAGAATATGCAAATTTTTTAAACATTCCAGTTGGTAAAAAAATGCCAATAAGTATTAGTAAATATTTTTTAAATGCATATATGGGGCCACACACAGATTCAGGCCCAACCCCAACAACTGAGCATATTTCTGCTGTTTTGTATCTTAATGATAGCTATTCTGGTGGAGAAATAAATTTTCCCGAACAGGGGGTTAAAATTAAACCTTCCTCTGGAAGCATTATATTTTTCCCTTCGATTGCACCGTTTTATCATGAATCATTGCCAATATTGCATGGTGTAAAATATATGTCCCCAGCATTTTGGCACTTGTCATAGCTTGATGTGATAAACTATACATGGTGATTTATGTCTACTCCATCTAGTCTATATGCTGAAAAGATCTTTTCTGAGCATCCAATAGCCTTTTGGCCTCTTGACGATAAAGCAGACTATATATCCCTCATATCTGAGACAAATAGAGATTTGAGTTTATGGACTATAGATAACGGAACTGCAGAAAATATTACTTCTATATTAGACGAGCCATTTCCTAATAGCTATGTCTCTAAGGTTTCTGCATTATCATCTGCTGGAGACTCTTTTTATATTTCTGCAGTCAGCCCAAATATAGTTAATTTTAATGATCTTAATGAAGAGCTTTCTACTTTTGCTATTGGTACATTTTTATATAGCAATAGCTCTTATATCTCAGGATTTGAAATTGGATATCAATATTTTGATGAGTCAACTGGAGAGCTTGTAGAAAAGACAAAGTTTTACTCAACAGAAGCTTCAGATAGATGGATATTTTTATCAGAAACCTTTACTAAGCCAGGAGATAATGTTTCTGCAAGAATTGTAATCAAGGCTAAATTTTTTACAGGAGATACGTTATCTAATTATAGCTTTTTAGTTAATGGTATTTCTTTTGGTCAGTGGTCAGAAGAGTTTAACGCTTCATCTCTGGGTGTATCAACAGTGGATATTCCATCTAATATATTGGCAATGGCAGATCTAGTAGGAATTGAGGCAAAGGCCTATGGCCTACAAAACCTTAGTGGATATTATCTGGTTGTTGATAATGCCTTAGCTGTCAAAAACTCTAGTATACCAATGGTATTTGGGGCATCGAATAGCACAATCATCCAGCAAAATAATTTGCTCATACCGTCTTTATTAATTCCTGGACAAGGATTTTTAAATAATTCTGGCAAATATAAAGAGTACACTTTTGAGTTTTGGGCAAAAATTAATTCTAATTCTACTACAATTGCAAGAAAAATTTTTGGAAATATTCACGGCACTGACGGAATCTATGTGCAGGGACCAATGCTAATATTAAAGGTCGGAGACTACATAATTAGGCATTATGTTGGCGAATGGTATAGGCCAATGTTGATACAGATAAGATATTCAACATCTTCTGTAAGCTTATTTATTAATGGAGAGCAGGTCGGAGAAGTCTTTATAAATATAGACAATATAAGCTTTCCAGAAAAAAATCAAATAATTAATACTATTAATGTAGACAATGATTGGTTAGGTTTTTGGTCATATGAAGATGTGTCTCCTATTGAAGTTGATGGTGTTGCCATTTATGGGTATAGGGTTCCACTTCAGGTTGCTAAAAGAAGATTTATTTATGGCCAGGGTGTTGAGTTTCCAGAAAACATTAATAATGCTTACAGCGGAAGCTCTATTTTTATTGATTATCCATTTTCAAAGTATGCTAAAAATTACCAATATCCGTCATTGGGAAAATGGAATCAGGGTGCATATGATAATTTGATTATTAATGGTAATGCTATTGAATTTCCACAATATCCTGTACCAGAGGCCAAATTTAACAACAAAACAAACACTGAATGGTTAACTGATCTATGGGATGCTCAAAATGAGCTTCCAGAAGTTTTTATTAAATTTAGACCAAACAATAATTGGAACTCAACTAATGGTCAATTATTTTTTGAAAATTTTAGTCTTGTTGGCGAACAGCTAAAAGCTTTTTACATTATTTGTAAAGAAATATCAACGCCTACAACAGAGCAAACACTAATTGCGATTGAAAATAGGGCAACTGGAAGTATTTTTGAAATAACTTTAGATAATGATGGTATTAATTACAAATTATGGGAAAATGGAAGCTATTCGACACTACTATCAAAATCTAGACAATACTTAAATGGAGTTGGAGAAAAAACAGTTATTGGAATAGATTTGCAAAAGTTTTCTAATTACTATGGAGAAAAAATTGCAGACTTTTTTGGAAAATTAACTATAATGTCTATTTATGTTGGTTCAACAAAAAATCTATCAAATACATTCTTGGGGAATATATATGAGATTGGCTTTTGTTCATCAAAAAATTTATCTAAAGTTTCTTCTATTTTTGCTGCCGATGGCCTAAGTTTTGTTGACACATTTATTGATGGCTCTGAGCTATATACAAATACGGCAGATGCTGGAGAAGACGTTCAAGAGTCTGCTATTTTTGAATTTCTATATGATGGAGGAACTCTTGGACAATACTCATATTCTGTTTTAGAAAACCATGTACCCAGTTATGGAATAGTTGCAGGAGCAGACTTATCTGGATTTAATATATTGATTGAGGCAGACTCATCTTGGCAAGATCAAATTCCATTATCATTTTTTGCTAAAGAGTCTATAGACTCACGAGGAGACTCAAGACTTGATCTAGACTTTATACAGTTTAATATTAATTATCCAGCCCCATCTATTTTTGTTCAGGAAACGCAAGAGGGGTCTTGGACATACGGAGAGCTACAGTCCGAATACGCCAATCCGATACAAAGAGCCTATGATTCTTTAGATAATCAACTTTTCACTGGTTTTCAAAACTATGAAGATTTAAAAAATAAGTCGGTAAGCACATATAAATATGACACATCAAATTCTATAGTAAAAACATATATAACATTTCAGTTGCTTGAAAACGGTGCAAATAATTCATTGTCTACATTTACCAATACAGAGCTTGCACCTAAAGATGGAATTATTGTTCCTGGATCAAATTGGATAAATACAAGATATGAGGTAGTTGATAATATGATAATTTATCCACCACAATCAATATCTTTTGACGACCTTGCCATTGTTACTCACATTGAAATGTCGTCCAGAAATATTAGAAATACTCCAATATCTATTAAATCGTTAGAATATGCTTCAATGGCACTTTCTGACACAATGCCAACAGCTATAGGAACTAGATTTGGTAATGATATTTATCCATATAGAAAAGATGGTTTTTATCTTACATATAAAAAACAAAATCCATTTTCTATTTATAAGGGAAGCACACCTTATCTATACTTGACTAGAAATAGTGGGATAACCATAAGGGGCGGATATGATCCACTAGTAAACAGGGGTATTTCCATACCACTGAATAATTCAAAATCAGATAATTTTAAAGTTATAGCAATGCAGATGGCATTAAGATTTGATGAAGACTTTTTCCCATATGGAGCAATGCAGCTATTTGAAATTCAAAGTAGAAATTCTTATATTAGGGTATACGCTGTTGCAAATCACCCATCTGGAAAACGTGCAAAGGTTTATGCTATTAATTCCAGGGGAGAGCTAGAAAATGGAATAGCATTTTACTTAAATGGAAAGATTGTGAAAGATCCAACTTTGACTGTAAAAGAGTGGGCAATGTTAGGTATAAGATTTGCAAATACCCAAGAATTTTCAAATTTTGCTGGAGCAATTAGGCTAACAGCACCACTAACATATAACAACATTTCTTACTATAAGTCAACGAACCTACAGGAGGTTCAAAATAAAATAGAAAGGCCTTGGTTTAAAGTTAAAAGCCTTGGGCCACTGACTCTAGACTGGGGCTTCTGGCCATCGTATCTTTGGGATGGGGTTCTATATGTTTCAAAAACTAGCTTTTACGGAGTAGACCCATCTGACATATATAAAATATATACAGGAACAAATAAAATAATTATTGATGATGAAATAGAGTCTGTATTTGGAGACTATCAATATTCTGTCAAGGAAAACATAGAGTGGCGTTCTCAGGTATACCAGGCAGTATAATATGGTATACTTATGGTTATGAAAAAGCAAAATCCTAATCAAATTGGTAAGTCTAAGATCACAGTTTTAGATAAAAACTACGATTGGGGTATATATGTTTGGCAGAGAGAAAACGGAAAGTGGTTTACGGATGGTCAGGGAAACATCCTAAACATTCCGTCCCATAGGGGAGATGAGATACAGCTGCATAAGCTACGCCAAGCTGCAGCTTATCATGGCGAGCCTAATGGCAAGCCAGTATTTTTTGCTGGGATGGGCCGTGTATCGGATGAAGAGTATTCTGAGCAAATAGACAGAATGAAAAGCGGCCTAATCCCAAATCTTAATGACCTTGGTGCAGTGGCAGCAGCCAAAAAGACTATTGAAATGTACGGAGACGAAGAATAATGTCAGAAGAGCTTTATATTAGAGATCTTGGCCTGCCAGATACAGAAAAAGAAAATAATGTTTTTAAGGAACAGGATCCATTTAATAAGTCTTGGGATGAACTTAAGGGCTTGTCTGGCTTAGATAAAAACTTTAAACGTAGGTCAGATAGAATGGCCAAGGCCTATGACATACAGGTGCCAAAAAATATTAACACAACATCGCCAGCCTATCTGGATAGTGCCCTTGCAATTAGTTCTGGAACAGACGGTGCGTCATCAAAAGAGATTAATCCAGGAAGCGTATATCGTAATGGATATGGTATGTTTGATGTTATTACCCCACCATGGAACCTATACGAGCTAGCTAACTTTTATGACACATCATTTGCCAACCACGCAGCCATTGATGCAAAGGTAGAAAATACTGTTGGTCTTGGATATGACTTCCATGTTTCTGATAGAACAATGATGGCTTTAGAATCAAATGATAATGATTCAGCAAGAGACAAGGCACGTAGACGCATTGAAAGAATGAAGATAGAGATGCGTGATTGGCTAGAGAATCTCAATGACGAAGAATCATTTACAAACCTTATGATGAAGGTGCTGACTGACTATGAGTCAACTGGCAACGGATATCTTGAGATTGGTAGAACGGTACGTGGAGAGATTGGATATATTGGTCATATTCCAGCTACCACAATTCGTGTTCGTAGGCTTAAAGATGGTTTTGTTCAGGTTATTGGACACAAGGTTGTATATTTTAGAAACTTTGGGGCATCAAATCCAAACCCAATTACTGGAGATCCAAGACCAAATGAGATTATTCACTTTAAGCAATATTCTCCGCTAAATACTTATTATGGTATTCCAGACATTATGTCTGCAGTATCCTCGCTTCACGGAGATCAGCTTGCATCACAATATAACATTGACTACTTTAGCAATAAGGCCGTACCACGCTATGTTGTTACTCTTAAGGGTGCAAAACTATCCTCTGAAGCAGAAGACAAGCTGTTTAGATTCTTACAGACAAATCTAAAGGGGCAAAGTCACAGAACCCTCTATATTCCACTGCCAGGAGATACCGAACAAAATAAGGTTGAGTTTAAGATGGAACCCATTGAGAATGGTGTCCAGGAAGCCTCATTTAACGAATACAGACTACGAAATCGTGACGATATCCTGATTGCACACCAAGTTCCACTTTCAAAGATTGGAGGCTCTGATGCCTCTAACATTGCAGCCTCCCTTTCTCAGGATAGAACATTTAAGGAGCAGGTAGCAAGACCACTACAAAGAACCATTGAGAAGCTAGTAAACAGAATTGTTAAGGAAAAGACTGACATTTTAGAGCTAAAGTTCAATGAGCTAACTTTGACAGACGAGATAGCCCAGTCTCAAATTTTGGAAAGATATGTAAAGACGCAGATTATGGTTCCAAATGAGGCTAGGGAAGTCCTTGGTCTGCCACAAAGGCCAGATGGCGACAGCCCCTTTGTAATGTCACCAAGACAAGCTACAGACGCTAGAGCAAATTTGGCTGGCAATAGGCAAAGAGATGCCGAAAGAACAAATAATGCGTCAGATAGCCCAGCTACTATATCAGGAAGGAACGCTCAGGGCGAAGGCCCGTCATCAGAATAAAAACTGCTATAATGGTATGTTGTTTATAACAATTTGATAAAAAAGCGATATAATTAGAATACAATG